AGACTATCGAAACTGTCGCTCTCGACACTGAATTCGAAGAAGTCGTCAAAGCTTACAAGGGTGTCTAATAAAAAGGATTTCTCCTAAATAAAATCACTAAGCAGGGTTGACAACAGCCCTGCTTTTTATTATATTTTATAAAAAACTATAACCAAAGGAAAAATAATCATGACTACAATCACTACTATCATTCTCACCATTATTGCAACGTATGCTGCTGGCATTACTGCACTCTATGTTGGCCATAGAATGGACCATGTACCGTTCCATCCAAGTGTACTTGATATTATTATGGCACCACTTGCAAACATCTTCTGGTTCCTTATTATCGGTAGACTCTGCCACTGGACCAAGAATGACATTGTTGGTGATGATCCATATAATCAAAAGATGATCCAGCCCAAGATTGATCGTTTGCTCTTGAAGTGTGATGATATGTTTAAGGCTTAATTATGGCTAGTAAAGAAGAAAATATTAAAATTTTTGATGATACAATTAAACAAATTAAATCAGATAAAATATTAAATGAATCCATTGAAAAAGTAGTTATGGATTCTAAAGTTTATACTGAGTATTATTTTAAATTATATCCTAAAATGCCAATATTTAATAATATTGGTCCTGCGAATATAAAAGTTACAAAAAACAGTTCTTTTAATGCAGCTAGAAATTATAGTAATAATATTGCTGTTCTTAATTTTGCATCAGCAACAAATCCAGGTGGTGGAGTAACTAAAGGTTCTAATGCACAAGAAGAATGTCTTTGTAGATGTTCTACACTTTATCCTGTTCTTTCCGATTCACGTTTTGCTATACCATATTATGGATTACATAAACGTGATGGAAATGCTCTTCATAATAATGATATAATTTATTCACCAAATATCTATATTATTAAGTCAGATAATTATACTAATTTATATAAACCATTTAAAGTTAATGTAATTACATGTGCTGCACCTAATTTGAGAGAAACCCCAGCAAATGCATATAATCATGAACGTGGTGAAAAACCAAAAATTACAGATGATGAATTATTAAAGTTACATGAAAGTCGTGGAAGATGTATTTTACGGGTTGCTGCAGAAAATAATAATGAAACTGTTATTCTTGGTGCATTTGGTTGTGGTGCATTTAAAAATAAACCTGAAATTGTAGCACAAGCATATAAAAATATTTTGCCGGAATTTATTAATTATTTTAAAAATATAGAATTTGCAGTCTATTGTGGAAAGGATGATACTAATTACAAAGTATTTAAAGAAATACTAGAATGAGGTATCTATACATGAATTTAAACGAAGTTAAAAAAATCTTTAAAGATAATGGTTTTGGAGATGCATTTACTTATTATGATTCATTTGTTGGATGGATTGGTCAAAAAGAAAAAGAAAATCCTGAGATGGCCGATACATTTAAATCTATAGAAGCTGGTATCGAAGAGATCGAAAAAAAGATTGATATTATTGATAAAAACTGTAGCAAATTTATGTCTGCACATGATACTAGTTATCCCAGACAATATCCAAAACAGAAAGGTAATTTTCCACAACATTATTCTAATGCAAAATCAACACCTCCTAAAAAGAAAGTTGATCCGATGTTTCAGGAAAGAGAAAAATCAGATGCTGGTAAATTAGCTGATAAATTTACAGAATTATTAAAAAAGAAATAAGGCTTACAATTTAAGTAAAATTTACTATATTTGTGCCAGACATTTTAAAAAGGATATATTATGAATAAATTTTTTAAAGCCGTTTTGGCACTTTTAGGGATTACACTGGTTGGAGGTGTAATTATCAAGGAAAGAAATACATTTAATGACATTAGAAAGCAGCTTCGAGAACTTCGTTGGTTCGAGAAGGGAAATGAACAGTAAAAAATAAATTTACATTTCAGCTCTGTTTTCTTTCCTATCTTTAATAATATGAGTTTAAAATTTAAATGAGGAAAAAATTATGAATACATTAACAAAAGATGTAATTGACTGGACTAGAGATTTTTTTAATCGTGTAGGTAAAACCGACGCGGTTCTTGGTATTTCTGGTGGCAAAGATTCTAGTGTTGTCGCAGCTATTTGTAAAGAAGCATTAGGTAAAGAACATGTACATGGTGTATTACTTCCATGTGGTATTCAAAAGGATATTTCTTGCTCTTACCAATTAGTCGATCATCTAGGTATTGATTATGATGTTCAAGATATTGAAACACTTGTTAAAGAATCTTTAGCACTTGTTCCAGGTGCTGATAAGTCTTATGATGCCAAGACAAATGCTCCAGCCCGTATTAGAATGAATCAAATCATGGTAACAGCACAAACTAATGGTTGGCTAATGGCCAATACTGGAAATCGCAGTGAAAACGTAATTTCATGGATGACGATGTTTGGTGACCATGCAGGCAGTTTCGCACCACTTGATATGTTGACAACTGAGGAAGTTATCGAAATCGGTGATGATCTTGGGTTACCTTATGAACTTACCCATAAAGTTCCTATTGATGGACTTCAACCACTTTCTGATGAAGAAAAATTTGGTTTTAGCTATCATGAAATTAATGAACTTATTAGAAAAGGAATTCGCGGTGAACATTATGATAAAATTATGAAAATGTTTAATGCTGGTAAGTTTAAACTTGAAATGTTAAAATTTGCACATTTTGATCCAAAGCTTCCAGATTATTTTAGAGATAATTTTAATATTTAGGCAAAATTTAAAAGAATAAAATTATAAATATATTATAAAAGAATAATATGTGGTAGTTTTATTCTTATTAAAATATCTAAGTTTTAAAACGGTTAGATTTCGTAACTACCACAATAACGATTTCTGACCGTTTTTCTTTTTAGGTAATTTATGAAAAAAATTTGTGGAATTTATAAAATAACAAATAAAATTAATGGCAAATGTTATATTGGTCAATCTAATGACATTCATAGGCGTTGGAAACAAGAGCTGGCACCAAATGCAAAATTAAATCCTCATTTAGCCAGAGCGTTTGAAAAATATGGTATAGATAATTTTGAATTTGAAATTATTGAAGAATGTCAACGTGAACAATTAAATGAACGTGAGCAATTTTATATTGAAATTTATCATTCAATAGATCCAAAACTTGGTTATAATAAAACTGAAGGTGGCGATGGCAATTTGGGCAGACATTTTATAATGTCTGAAGAACAAAAAGAAAAAATTAGAAAAGCAAATAGTGGACGAAAATATACTGATGATAAACTTGTAAATATTAGATATGCGTGTCAACATAAAATAGATCCAAATCAAATAGTTATATATTGCTATGAAACAAATAAATATTATTTATCTATTGGTAAAGCAGCAAAAGAATTAAATATATGTAAAAATTCTATTCGATATGTTATTTCTGGTAAAACAAAAAGAACAAATAATTATAGATTTTGTAAAATAACAGATAGCATAAATGATTTTATATCAAAATGTGAACAAGAAGATATTATTTTAAAAGAAAAACAAGAATATGAATATAAACGTTCATTATTATCAAAATCAGAAAAACTACGTATAGCAAATTTAGGTAAACATTATTCAGATGAAGTTAATAAAAAGAAAGGTCGTCCTGGCAGAAAACATACAGAAGAAACAAAACAAAAAATGAGTATATCTAAAAAGAATGCAGAATATATTATAAAAAGTCGAAAACCTGTAAAATGTATTGAAACTGGCCAAATTTGGGAAAGTATAGAAGATGCAGAAAAAGAAACCGGTTTACAAGTATCGAGATGTTGTAGAGGCTTATATTTAAATACAGGTAATTTACATTTTGAATTTGTAAATGCTATAGATAATGAAGAATTTTTAGAAGCAAAAATGAAATTAAAACAAAACTGGTTAAAAACGCATAAACCTGTATATTGTATTAATAATAATAAAATTTATAAAACTAATGTAACTGCAGAAAAAGAACTGGGTACTGAGCATCATAAAATAACCAATTCTTGTAATAAAAACAAACCATGTAAAGATGGTTATCAATATAGATGGTTAACACAAGAAGAAATTAATAAATGGATAAAAAACTGTTTAATATAAATTATAGGGTTGACAGCAGACAACTATTTTGCTATATTTTATTTTAAATATAAAGGTAAAAATATGCTTAGATGGCGAAGTGCTCCTAAAACCAAAGTTGAAATAGAAACACAAGCATTAAATAGTGATTCTATAAAACTGCCTAAATTTATGAAGCTTCTTGACAAGCTAGAAGAATCATATCATGATTTTAGCACAGAGTTATATAGAAAGCAAGCTAGAATTGTATTATCAAATTTATTAGAACAGTTAAATAAGGATTAATATGGACGAGAAGAAACTTAATTCACTCATTACAACCCTGCTTAAGATGGCATCAACTCAAGAAACTCCTAATAAGTATAATTCTGTTGTTGCAGCACTTTTACAGGCAGAGAATCTTAATTTTGTTATTATGGATCACCGTGGTGGAACAGTAGTAAGTTATACTAATGGCCAAGGCGGTATTACTATGCTGTCTGATACTCCAGTTGGCGAATAATATAAATTAATAGCTAATAAAGATAGGGTTGACAACAACCCTATTTTTTATTATATTTAGTAAAATTTCGGAGAATTTTATGTCAGTTAAAACACCTGTTTATATCTACAATAATGAAAAGAAAAAGAATCATTCTGTCGTTACAGCAATGATCGGTTCTGAAATCAGAGCAGCAATCCAGAACTGGAGAAAGGAAAACAAACTTCCTATCGATTTCAGAGTTCCGACACTTTATATGTATTTTACAAAACCGATTATTAGAACGGCTCTTATTGAAGGTGTTACTGATATTGGAACTACAAAGCATCTTTTTGAAACTTGCCTTGTCGACAAGGTAGAATTTATGAATCCGCTTGAAGAAGCTGGTGCAACTGCACCTGATAATCCCAGATGGAATGACATTCTAAAAGATAATGACGTTATTTTCTGGTCTCCTTTGGGCGGAACTATCGGACATGCAAATCCTACAAAGGATAATGTTAAGATTATTCAAAAACAAGTAAATGAAACAATCGAAAAAGAATATTATAATCATTATGTCTAAATATGAATTATACATTTCTCGAGGAAAGATGGCACGTTATATTGCCAATATTTTTGATCATGATGCTGATTGTTATTATGAAAATTGGTCATATAATTGTGAAATGCGTGATAAGTGGAAAAATATTGCAGAAAAATGTGAAAAATATGCAAAGAGGTTTAAAGATTAATGTCAACACCTAGATACCCGATTTCTGATAAGGATATGCTTGCACTTTTGCACAAATATCCTTTTTTGTATTATCAAAATCCATGGTCTCGTAAACGCGAACAAACTTATCATGGAAAATCGCAAAATATAGAGCATAATTATTATAAGTATTGGGATGGAACTGGTTGGGAATACTTGTGGAAATACAAATATCTTCCTAGATTATTTGAAACATTTAATCGATTGTCAAAAGACCAGCAACGAGCATTTAAGTTTGAAGAAATAAAGTCCAAATACGGTACAATGAGAATTTATTGTATGGATTTTTTTAATCAACGACTTGAAGATATTGCTGAAGCACTTTCTGGTTATACTTGCGAATATTGTGGAACAGAACCAAGAGACGAACATGGAACAAGAGTAATCTGGACAACTGATGGTTGGATTACAAATCTTTGTAAAAATTGTGCTATTGCATATTTAAGAGGAAATAAAGTTCCAAAAGATAAAATCGAAGAAGAACTTGATAAAATGAAACATGTCTGTCAAGGTTTCGGTTATAAACAATACGGTAAACACAAATGTATCGAAGTTAACTATAAGGAAACTCCTGATGGTTGGCTTGAAAAAGAGTCAGAAAAAGAATTTACACCATCAATAGAATAAAATAATTTTCTATATTATAAGTAAAATTATAATAAAGGAAATAAATGATTGCTATTGATGAAAC